TAACTATGTGGCAATGCAATTCTTTTGTCCATTTCATTAGCTTCTGCACCACTAAATTACTTTCTTCAATATTGTTTACATCTGAACATAAATCTGCAATACCATCTATAATTACTAAACCTATTTTTTTACCTTCTAACTTTTCATATAAACAATATTCTATAAAATCAATTCTATCTTGGTGGCTTAATTGTCTTAATGCGTATGTGTGATAGTTTTCTATTTTATTACCGGACATTTCCATAGGTCTTTTAAAAACTAAAGAAGCGTGAAAATTACCTTGTTCGGTATCAAAATGAATTAAATGCTTACCATTTCTATTTCCTTTTAAATCACCCGATATACCATTTATTTCATCGTTTAAATATACTGCTGAAAGTAAACTAATAAAAAACGTTTTTTTACTCTTTGGTGGTGCTTGTACAAAGCTAAAATTACCATAAGTTCCTACAGGTATCGGATATTCAATTACACCATCTTTTGTTTCAAATTGTTTAGTTCCAAAAGAAATAGCAGGTAATGGATATTCTATTTTTTCTAAAGGGTTTATATAACATTCTTCTTCATACAACTGCATTATTAATCTGTGTGCGTCTTTGTCTATTGTCATTTGTCTTTATTAAAAAAAGGGTAGCTATTACACTACCCTGTTAAATCTAAAATGGTAAATCATTATCGTTGCTAAAACTGCTATTAAATTGTTCAGCCATATCACCGTTTAATCTTCCTCCAGGTTTAGCTTCTTGTTTTGTAGCAGTTACTATTTTACCATCACTCCAAACTACTTTACCATTTCCAAGATATGTTTTAGGTTTTTTTGCCTCACGTTCTTCTTGTGTTTGACTATCTGTAAAAGATACGTTTTGACCAAATTGGTTTGTATCATCATTAATAGAAATAGTACCATTATAGTATACTGCTCCATCTTTACCAATTACAAATTTTTCTTTTGGTAGTTTATCTACCCTTAAACTAAAATTAATTAATGCGCTCATATTTATTTGATTTTTAAAAGTTCTTCTTTTACTGATTTTGCTAATTTATATTTATTTTCTATGGTTGCAATATTACCACCTTTTTTCAAATATTCAATAGCCTGGTTAAATTCAGGTGTATTTTTATTTAACCATTTTTCTTCTGTTACCGGTTTGCTTTCTTTACCGTGTGAGTTAGTAGCATCAGCATCTTGTGTATCATCAATTAGTAACAAGTTACCTAACGCATACTTTTTACCATAACTTGAAGCAGAACCAAATGCTTGTGGTGTTTGCATTCCTTTTTGTTGTAAATCTACACCTACAATAGCAGTAGCTTCTATTTCGTTAATTTCGTTGTTATCGTGAATAGTAGCAGTAGAAACAATAATTGGTGTAGTTTCAAATATTACATTTACTTCTTCACGAATCGTAAAATAAACACCGTACTTTTCGTTAAATGGTTTTAAACCTTCTAATATATCTTCAGCACTTCTAAAGTTATATTTACCAAAGCTATTAAATCTACTCTTATTCGATTTAAATTCTACCTGTATTTTAGATAGTTTTTCTGCTAAACTTAATTCTGTTTTAGGCATTGTTTTCTTGTTTTAAATTATAAATCTGTTGTTTAATTATTCTTTTGTAATCTGTTGGGCAATCATCTGCTGCTAACTCAAAGCAGTAAGTTTCTAACTGCGATAGTAAATTATTCAATTTGCAAACATTTCTTTGTAATGCTTCAATTTGAAATCTTTGGTAGTCGATTAAATCTTTCATAATTAGTATCTAAAAATTATTTGAAATAAAAAATACATTGCTGCAATCATACAGAATGCGTACTGGTAATCTGATTTTTGAATAAAATTCTTTAAAAATGTTTTCATAATTTGTTATTTGTTATTGTTTGATGAAGCAAATGTATATTAAAAAAGTATATACTATTTTTTTTTTAACAAAACTTTAACAGGTAGCAAAAAAAAGGGTAGCTGACACTACCCAATTTTCAAAGAAATAACAAAGAACAGACAAATTTAATCCAAGTACAGAATTATATTTTATTTTTATAGTATTCTATTTTTTCGAGCAAATCTACATCAGCAAATTTAACTGTTTTTCTTGATTCATTTAATAAAGTTATTGACATTGTTTCGCCCAAGTATTTTGAGTATAAGTATTGTTCACCACTTCGCATAACATTACACCCATAGCATTGAACTTGTACGTTATCTTCGTTCCAACGTGTAGAGTAATGCCTTCTACTCATAAAATGTCCGGCCTGGAGTTTGCGCCATTCATCTTGTTTACCACAAGTAACGCATTCAGCTATACCATTAACTGCATACCTTTGCCGTATGTATTGACTAAAAACCGTGTCTAACTTTTTAACTAACGAACTTCTACTTACTTTTTTAGCCATAACATATCGTATATTGCATTTTAAAGCGTTTTAGCACCTTTACTAATATTATCAGCTGCCCACAATGGCTGAAAATTGGTATAATGATTTAATCTAATTATATCTTCTTCTGTTTCAGCAGAAGCCAATGGAATAATATGGTCTAAATGCCATTTACCGTGATTATCAAAATTCATTCCTTTTGTAAATTTTAATGAAATATAATCTCTAAATTCTTCTATTGTGCAACCCAATATATCTTCAGTTTTGGCATTTTTTCTAAATTGATTAATACCACGTTTAAAAGAATATGAAATTAAACATCTTACATTACACTTAAATTTAAATGTAGAATCATTTTTTCTTCTATTTTTGTAATATTCATTATAATATTCTTTATTTTCTTTTTGATGTTTTTTAGAATATTCATTATGATATTCTTTATTTTTTAAATAATATAGTTTTGTATTTTTGTTTATACAACTTTTACAAGTAGTTTGATAACCATCTTTATAAGATTTATGTTTACTAAAAAACTCATAAGATTTAACTTCATTACATTTATTACAATTTTTCATAAAAAAACAAACCCCTAAATAGTACCGCCAAGTAAACTATAAAGAGGTTGTTAAATTAATATTTTAAATCTTGGCGGATTTATATTACAAATATAATCTTTACTATTATCAATTACACATATAATTTTTAACAATTGTGTTAAAAACTAATTTTTAAATATTGCAATTTTGTAAAAAATAACCTCGAACTTTGCAAAGTACTTTTTTTAAATATGTTTTAAAAAACAAAAAATATATATAAAAACAAAAAAGTTTAATATACTACAAAAAAACAAAATATTTTGCCAATAGCTATGCCTTTATCTACCTTGACCTGCATATTGTTTTTTGTAGTTTTTGGAAGTTTTTAATTTAGAAGTTTTACTTTTAGCGTGGATATTTGGTCTATTAATATCACGTTCAACTTTTACAATAACCGCAGTTTGTTTTGCCATTTGTATGCAGAATAAATTATAATTAGAATTAATAAAATCCACCAATAGTTTAAAATAGATTCTTTTCGGTCTATATTTTTAACTTTAGTGTTTTGTTTAGTAGAACTTTTAGCTTCAGTATGCTTTATAACGTGTTTTAAATCGATTTGAGCAACTTTATTTGTATTTTGGTATGTAGTGTTATCTTTACGTTTTTTAATGCGTAATTTCACGTTAAAATACGTTTTACCATTTACTTTAATTTCTTTGGTAGAATCTAACGGTGTAATAGATATTTCAGTTTCTTCAGTATCAATATTAATATTAGTAGAATCATCTGTAGTTTTAATAGATTTACTACTATCAATTTGAGTTGTAGTTACACTTGAATCTTTTTTAATTTCTGTAGTGTTTACTTGTACTTTTCTTGAACCACAAGATAGTAATACTAAACTAACTAAAATATATAAATGCTTCTTCATTTCTTCTTAATGTTAATCCACGTACTACTCTACCACCTGCTTTATTCCAACGTAAAAATTGGTCTTTTATCTTTGGATTCTTTGCATTTTCATTTACCATTTTAAGCAAAGTAGATAACTGAAAAGCTGATACTCCAATGTTGTAACAAAGTGAAACTAAAGAATTAAATTGATTTTGATTAATAGGATATGTAACTAACTTACTTACTTTATCAGCAAATCTATCAGCTATTTCTTTAAACATTTCAAACGCTTCTGCTTCTGTAATTGGTTTATCGAGTAACGTTACTTTTTTATTATTACTGTAGTAAGTATTCCCATACCCAATCGTAGGAACTTTAGCAGAACACAAATATGGTTTAGCACTAAAACCTTCAAATTTTGTAATTAACCGGTAACCTTCTGAATTTAATTTCATTTAGAAAATGTTTTAAAAAGTAAAGTAACTAATGCAGCAGTAAAAGCAGCTATAACAAATTTAGCTTGTTTAACATAAACTTTCATTTCGTTATCGTTATCTTCAAGTTCAGTTACTCTGTTATCAATATCTGATACTTTCCAAACTAAACCCTTAAAATCGTTTAAAGCAGAACCTATTAAAGCTATTTTAATTTCTTTTATATCAGCAGAGCGAATTTCACTATCTTGTTTTAATAATTTTAAGTGTTGTTCTATTCTATCTAATCTTTCACTTTCTAAATTAGTCATTTTTAAATTTATTAGGTTGCGATAAATATAATTTTACTGCACCAAGTGTTATTACTAATATTTTAAATATAGTTCCTACGTATTCAGGTAAACCTAACTGACTAATTAAATCAACAAGCAAATGAGTCGTTTGGTCGAGTATCCCCAAAACGATTAAAATAATCGGCAGTAAATGCTCTTTAATTTGCTTCATCGTCTTGCAATTTTGTCGCTAATTTATCCAATATTTGTGACAAAGCAACCACATCAGCCATTTGATAAACTCCCGCTTTTACTGCGATTTCAATCGCTTGTTTAAGTACGTTTAACTCTTCCATTTTTTAGTATTTTAAAATTACAATTCCTTTGTCTTTTGCCACGCAAGTTTCTACCCAAGTGTTATCCTCGCCCCACGCTGCAAACTCGTTATCGGTTAGCGTGTAATTCCAATTGGCACACATTAACCCTTCGTCGGTCAATAGTTCGTTGTAAGTGGTGCAAGTGTTTGCAGTCGTTTCAAAGTTAAGTATTAAAACTTTTAGTTGTGTTGCTTCGCCTGTAAAGGGAAAATCAATCGGTTGTATTTGTGCCATATTTATTTATATTGATGTTATTGTTTCCCAAGCTGCTGCGCCTCTTACGCATAATTTTCCAAGTGTTGTATCATAAACAACTAATCCAGTGGCAGGTGTAGCTATTGCGTTCTTTTCAGTGCTTGTCATTCTCGGTGGTAAAAAACCTTGAGTTGTGCTTTCAACTTGCAATTTAGCCGAAGCGTTTTTTATCCCTGTTCCTATTATTTTTCCATTAGATGTTGTATTCTCAAATTGTATAGTATTATCTTTATTGTACAATTCGTGAATATCAGATACTATTCTAAAAGTAGAATTTGCAACAGTTTGACCAAAATAAGCACCTCCTGCTCTTGTCGTTAGCATTCCTGCACCATTAATATTTGTTGTACCTAAAGCGTCTGCAACTCTAAATGCACCCTGCACCCTCGCCGTGCCGTTTACGTCTAATTTAAAGCCTGCGTCGGTTATTGTTCCGCCCGATTGAATAACTATATTACCTGTTGCGCCGAAAATACGCATTCTTTCATTTAAAATTGAGCCTACTCCAAATTTTATATTTGTTAACGATGTAACCGCTAAATCAACACCACCATATAAATAAGCATTTCCCGAAGCTAAAGCACCTGTTCCTGCACGAGTTGAGCCTATAATACCATATTCACAACTATTATTTAAATCATTAAAACCTTGAAAAATTGTTGCGCCTGTATTTGTAGACGACCTAATTTTAGAAACTACAACATTTGTTCCAAGTATATCTAAAGCAGTTGTTGGTGTAGCCGTTCCAATACCTAAACGATTATTTGTGTTATCCCAAAATAGGTTGCTATTGTCTTGCGCTATTGTTGTGCCATTTGAAAATAAAACGCTGCCGCTTGTTAGTGCGGGAAGTGTGAATTTGCCGTTCCAAGTTACTGCGCTTGCAATATAAGAATCTGCCAAGTCAGTAGTTAAATGCAACTCATCTAACTGCGTAACGCCACCTGTTACACTCATTGCGTTACCGCTACCGCTTGTTTTGTTAATAGTCAACGCTTCGCCTGCTCCGCCCTTTGTAATTGAAGCCGCTACACCGCTGCCACTTGAATGGTTTATAACTAAATCTTTTGCGCTTAAAGTATGTGTTCCTAAATTGACGTTAGACGTTGCTCCTGTATATGGAACAAAGCCTGTTACTGGAGGTATATCTGCAGCCGTTATAAATGGATTGATTCCATCGCTTCCGTCGTTTGTTAAATCGCTTGTTGCAGTTGGTATTATAGGTTTGTTTAAAATCTCCTCCACTCCACTCGTTGCGTTCCAATCCGAATTCACTTGAGTCGTTACATCAGCAGCTGTTATAAATGGGTTTACACCATCTTCACCATCGTTTATAAAGTCAGAAGTAGAAGTAGGTTTATTTTTAATAAAATCTAATGCATCTACATCTGTTTCATTCCAATCAGATTGTATTTGTTCAGCAGAAGTTACTTTATTTATATTTACCTGTATTATTTCTTCTGTGATGTTTAAAGTAACATCTTCAGTAGTTTCAAACACATTAATATCAATTACTTCTTGAATTTCAGAAGATACTATATTAATTGTTTCATTTGTTTCAGAAACATTTATGTTTACATTTTCACACATTAGCGGGTTACATCATTTTTAATTAAAAAATTCCCTGAAATATAAGTTTTTACAACTCCATCAAAATCAAACTCAATATCATAAATGTAATTAAAAGCAGGTATGTTTATGATTTGCTGATTAATACGAAATAAGCCGTTTGCAGCATCTGTAATAGTAATTCCTGCATTACCTACAGAAGTTAAAGATAAACCAACTACACCACCATATTCTTTTCGCAATTGCATACGAATAATAGTGTCTGTTAAATCTACCGGTACAGTATCTACATTAATCTCGAAGTTTACTGCCTCGAACGTATCGGATTTTATGTGTGTGAAGTTTAAACTCATTTTCTATTTTATTTAAAAATAATTGTAATTTTTGTACGTTCTTTTCTTTGGGTTTGTATGTTTCTTTTATAGTATCCATCCGGTAAAGTTTGCAGAAGAATCAGGGTAAACATCAGCATTTGAATTTTGGTTATATTCAGGAAAAGATGATTGATTAAAACACATATAATCTATAAAACGATTTGTGTAAGATTGTGCTACATCACGTTCTTTTTCTATTAAGAAATCTATTTCGTTTTTATCTACGTTTGTACTTGCTTCGCTTGAATGTTTAAATACACCTTTATTAGCAATAGTATAAGCAGCGTAGGGCAAATATTCTACCATAGACCAATGAATTACCATAGGTTTAATATACGTGCTTAAAAGCGTTGTATATGGTTCTTCTAAATCACCTGAAACTATATCATCATTAATCCTTTTAAATAATCGAGTACCAAGATAGTTCTGTATATGAATATCCTGAGAAATTTTAATAAATTGTATAAATTTGTCAGTATCAATGTTCCCATTTAATGCAGTAAATTTTACAATATCATCACGAGTTATAAATAGTGCCTGCATATCTGTTAGTTTTTAAATCCCATTTTATCCCAATATTCTTGTGTGTAACCTTTTGTTGGCATATCAGCAGGCTTCATAGATACTTCCTTTTCGTTTCTAATTCTATATCCGTACTTTTCAGCTATTCTATTGCTTAATGGTTTAGCAGTTCCACTTGTAGGGTCAACTTTTACGCCTTCTAAATTAGCATAAGTTCTGCGAAGCCATTTATGTTCACATCTCGGACCGCCTTTGTACAGCCAAACATCTACAAAATCAGAACCTTTAACACCAAAGCCCGGATTTACTTTTTGATTTTTCATAGCAATTATATCTTCTTTACGATATACTTTATCTGCATTTAACATTTTATTGCAAAATTCTCTTTCGCCTGTTAAATTACCGCTATAAACGTAACGTGTAATAAAGTTTACACCATCAATTACTTTATCTTGTTCAGGACTTTTAATGTTTGGCCTTGCAGTTCCTGTACTAACAAATTTCCATACTTTAGATAGTAAAGATTTATCGTTTTGCTTTTGATTAATAAAGTTTATTTCAGCATCTAATTCTTCTTCTGCATCGTAATCTACTTCTGTTTCATCAATCATTAACCATTCTTCACCTAATACTTCGCCTTTGTTTATTAATTCATCAGCTACTGATTCAGAACCTAAACAAGTGTGTGAACTTAAACCTGTTTCTTCAGCTACCTGTTCTTCTGTAGTAGTGTTTTCTAAATCAGTAAATTCTAATGGTTGAATAGTTTTAAAGTATAATTTTAAAGAAATACCATTAACCGCTAAAATTTCATCTAAAGCAGCACATAGTTCTTCCTGGTATGGTTTAATAACAATGTTATCCATTAACAAAGTAGCAGTTTTAATTTCATCTGCATTATTACCTAAACCACCATCACCTGTACGTACTCCTAAAAGCATAGGCGAAGTTACTCTATGCCCTACAATTAGTTTTTCAAAACATTCTTTACTTAAGTATTCGTAGTGTGCAGGTGCATCAGTTAAAGGTAAATCATCAACTGTAGTTTTAGATTCTGCATTAGCGTTAAAAGCCACAATTACTTTTTCACCACGTGCGCCTGTTAGTTTAGAAAGCACATCGCTTTTTATTCTATCACGCATTTCTTCAGAAGGAATACCATTGTTAAAATTGATAACTTTAGTTCCGCTAAATCCGTTAGAAATATCGTTAATTAGATAATCCGATATAGTTTCTTCTAAATAGGCGTATGGTAAAGAACCGCTATAATCTATGGGTGTATAGTAGTGAAAGCCTGATACATAGGGCTTTACGATATAAATTTCTACTTCGTTACCATTACCAAAACCAAAAGCAGGAATTTTAGTAGGTTCTTCACTTGGCTTTTTCTTTGTCCAATCAGGAAAATAAAACCAATTTTCAATTTCTCCTTTTTTGTTGCATTTTTCAGCACGTAAAGTGTGCATAGGAAAGTGAGAAATAGATTTTACTTGTTTCTTTTCCATAACAACTTGCATTGCGGCCATTCCTAATAACTTGCGTTCTAATGCTACCTTTTTTAAACAATCAGGTTTAATTAAAGAAATCATTTGTGCATACTCATTAGGCTTTTTGTTTGCATCTAATGCACCAATGCCTTTTCCGTATATCATATTAGTAATACCGGTAATAATAGCACCATTTGAAGTACTATACAAGTATCTATCTATTAAGTACTGAAAGTAGTTGTTATCGTGTCCGTATTCGATGTAATTATTTCTTTTACTTTCTCTAATTTCTGGAGATGTATAAGCCGATAAATTAACAATTGAAATATTATTATCCATAAATTATAAATTCATTTGATGTAGCGTTTGCAACGTAAACACCCTGATTAATTGTGTAAGTAGAAATAGATTGATTTGTACACATTACTTTGTCTCTATAAACCACGTTTTCGCCATCAAAACAAGTTAAAGCATATGTACGGCCATCTATTAGAAATTCAAACGTTAAATCTTCTTGAAATTGCATCCAGTACTTTTCTACTACAAGTACAGGGTTTTCTATTTCGTGTTCTACATTCGCTAATTCATCTTTAAACACCATAGAAGTAATATTACAACTACGTGGCATAAACTTGAAATTTTGTGAGTATGTAGAATCCTTTAAAACTATCATTCTATTTTTTATTAAATAATAAATAAAAGTCGAAATTGTTTTAAAATAAAAAAGGGTAGCTATTGCCACCCTTAATTAAATTGTAAGAATAAATTAAGTTCCTGAAACTACAGTAAATCCTACATCAGCTAAAGTATCACCTAAGAAGTTAGCAGGTCT